ATGTTGCGCACGATCAAATCAGCCCCAGCCTTAGCAACCGGCTCCCCCAATGGGGTCTTGAGCAAGTCCAGCATGTTCTCAGCCCCTTCCTGGCGCTTAGTCTCATACCCCGGGCCTGTATCCATGACGACGTCATAGCGCCCGACATTCATGTTGTGGGCAATTTCAGTGACGCCTGTGTCCATATTTTGCTTAGGCTTGTTGATAGCCACCATCTGCGGCGTACCGTCCTCACCTATGATGCGCTGCATCCGCTCTTCACCGTAATAGAATGGGAACAAGTCCAAGAGGATCTCGCCAATGTGCGCGATGAACATGGTCTGATTATCGTAATACTGGTAATGCACCATGTCAGAGATAGCTTGCCGGCGTCTTAAGGCAACGCCAGACACCACAGTCCCGGGCGTATCCTGCCCGGGCTCGTGCGGCATACCCGCAACAGCGAGTAAGTTCTTCATGGCCGACTCAGCCGCTTCGGCAAAGCCCGCTTCGACCTCGATAGCCCGCTGGCGTTCAGGCGGTGGCACACCTGGGATAGGCTGACCGTCTAGGCCGGTAATGAGCTTATATTTTAGTACGCTGTAGGGCTTCTGATTCGCATCATCCCATTCAGGATGCCCGTCAGCCTGGCCCTCAACCATCACCCAGGGAGCTTTGGAGGATAAGGCTAACTTCTCTGCCTTGGCTGTCTCCCAATAGTTAGCCCCGCGTGCTGGGTCTTTCAGATCACGCGTCATGCCCTTGCGGCGTACATCGCCATTTAGGTCCATGACATTGCCCTCACAGCGGGATACGGGTATCCATCGCCCAGGCAAGTCACGACGTTCCACTACTCGAGTACCGGTGAGCTTGAACCACTGTACTTGCCGACGCTCAGAGGGGCGCTCGAAGGGCTTATTGGTCTTTGGGTCAATAGCGCGAGTGACACCGGCTAATTGGTAGGCTTGCGCGTTCTTGCGGTACTCACTCGCAAAGCAGGTATTGCCATTGGTGAGCTTGTAGAGCGTGTCCTTGACGAACTTAATGCGGTAATACTCGGCTAGGCGAATGGTCTCTTTGTTCTCCCACTTCTTGGCATTATCCCCAGGCGCACCGATTACCCATTCATTAAGGTCAATATTGGGATATTGGCGCTTGAATGCCGCTTTCTTCATGTCTACCGAGATAATGAACCACTGCGCATCAGAACCGTCAGGAAGCGTTGATGCTGGGTCGATATAGCAGCTAAAGGTGTTGCGAATGGGCTTAATCTTAAGTTCTTGTTCGAATGACTTCTCATCCACATATTCGCCAACCACTCGCGCATAGCCCCAGCCTATCCGGACCGCACTCTCGCCCGCTGTATCGTAGGCAACTGAGGCCTTTGATAGCGTCTCTACGTGCCTAACCAGGCCATTGGCTACCCGAGCATCGTCAAGCGTGGCATCTGATACCGGATGGCACTTGATACGTGGCCTTTGCTCGCGCATGTTATTGACCACGCGGCGCAGCAATGTGGCGGTGTGGTTATAAGTGAGCGTGGGCCTGCGCTGAATCTTGCGTAAGTTGTAGATATCATCCGGCCACTGCTGACCGTCTGCGAACTCCAGGTCCTCAATGGCTAGCAGGCGATTAGGTGATTCAGTCTCCTCGGCTAACCTGAAACGTTCGTCACACTCAGCCCAGACCTCGAGGTCTGTCTCGGCTGGTTCGGTAAGATCGTGCGGGGTTTGTGGCATTAGGCCCCTAACCAGCTATTCTCATTGCCACGCCCACCCGTAAATGATCGTTGTCCCTGATTTACCACAGTGTTCTGGGTGATAGCAAAGCGACGCATCATCACCGCATAGCGGGTAGCTGCCATTAGATCATCCGATTGCTTCACGATGAGCCCTTCCTTGCGGTGATACATCCTGAACTCTTCCCACCAGTCATTTAGGTTTGAGAATACCTTCAATCGCCCTGTCTGCATACGATCTAGCATCTCAGCTATTCCGGCCTCAACCCCACTCGTACCATCCTCAAAGGTCGCCCGCTGGCCGATCATCTTTAAGCCCTGATTGCGATACTGCGCTGCTAGCTGCTCGCCAGATCCTTTATCGTGCTGTAGTCCGTCGTGTGGCCAGGCCCAAGGTAGCCAGGCAGCCCAGGGACGGATTGACGCTGAGAACATGGCTGGGGTTTGCTGTCTTTGGCGGTGACATGCCGTGAGGTAACAACAATCAGCGTCTCTGTCCCAAGCAAGTCGAACAGCTGCGCTAGGGTGGTCCCATCCAAAGTCCAAACCACCGAGCTGTGGCCAGTAATCGGGGATTGAGAATGGATCGCAGATAAGTTCATCTTCGCTGATGGGAAACACTCGACCCGAACCCAACTGGGGTATTCCTTTGGTTCTGGCGTCACGTTCGTACTCCGGATAGCTCGCAATAATCGCTGAACGCTGCTCTTCAGTGTAATGATCCACATCATGGATCGTCATTTGCGTTACATGCGTGCCTGGCACCTTATCGATCAGGTAGCGCTTAACGACCTCTGACATACCCAACAATGGGGTAAATGTCACAAATACAGGCCCAAGCGTTGAGTTTGTTCTAGTTAGCCCCTCAATATAGATATCAAGGGGCGGCTCTTCATCGAACCAGACGATATCGAGTGTCTCGCCCTGCCACTTCTCGCGCCCCTTCTCGTAGGACTTTAAGGCTATATGGCTGACATCACCGGTTGAATGTCTGACCTTGATGGAATCTTGTAGGTCTGGCTGTCCACGAGCCGCTGTGATATCGACAATAGCGTCTTTAGGGATTGCGCCCGTTCCATATGATCCTGGCCGGCCCAATAGAATGCGCTGGACATTATCGCGCGTGGATTCTCCAGTAATCCCCGCAGCCCATCCAATGATAGGTCTATCGTAATGCTTTCCCTCCCAGTTTGGAGGGTATCGACCTGTAGCGTGCATTGCATATTCCATCCCCGCGGCTAATGTCTTGCCTAACTGGTTGCCAGCCATAAGCAATCGTTCGCGATAGTCACGGCCTGCTTTGTGAAAGTCAGTTTGCTTACTGTACGGTCGGTATCTGCTTAAGGCGCGGTTGCTCTCGCGTGTCGTCCATTCGGTCGTCAATGCCTTGGCTAGCGAGATAGCCTCTGATTGAGTGAAGGGTTGTGAGGAGTTCATCATCAGCCATTTGCTCCAACGGACGCAGCGTCACAGTTTGGGCGATCATATCCGGCAAAGTCTTACGCAATAGAATGGAGGCGGCTTGGATTTGGGTCTTATCCATATTGATGCGCCCAATGACATGATTCTGTAATCGATTGATTAGCATACTGGTGCGGATCTTTTGCCGCACTCTATCCGGGGTCCAGTTGCGATCACGAGCTGCCAAGATAGACCTCGCGTGGCCCTTCCCATTTGATCACTTCACGCACAGGCTTGCCGCTGAATAGATCGGCAATGCCGCCTAGCATGACTTGGTATTCAGCTACGCTTAATTCAACTGTCTTGCCATCATCTTTCATTATTGCACCGTATCAATATCGCGCTCTGAGACGACTAGCCATTTCCACCCGGGCTGCATCATATCTCGATGCCAGTCACATCATTCTCACGCGCTATCACCATTTCCTTATTTCCCCAGCGAAAGGTCTGAAACAAATAGCCACCGATGCCTAATCCGCCTAGCTGCACGATATCCCCTACTTTGACATCACAGGGCCGCAGGTGCTTGGACTCCCAGGACTGGGATCGTTTGCCTTTAGGGCCGTTGTACTTCTTTTCGTAAACACCCGGGCCGACTGCCCTGACTTTGCCCCTAAGAGCTCGGCCTGTGTAGATGACCTCGATGATGTCTGAGAAGGGCCAGGGGATGGGCTCAATGATGATTTGGTCTCGCAGCGGCCGGACTTTAGCGTTAGCAGATATCGCATCGAATGTTTCGTTACCTAGCCTGACACCTTGGGATTGTTCCACGTTTATCCACAGATCCTATTTCTTTTTAGGCTTACTTTCTGAATACTTACGCTTCTTAGCGATAAATCGTCCCATATATTCGCCCAAGGATTGCATTAGGTTATGTGCCCACCTTGAGAGCCATCACCGGGTGCGCCAATGGACTTATCTTCCAAGTCAGAGACGTTAAAGTGCCCATCACCTTGGGTGCGAATACCTTCAGGGTGAGTTGAGTACTTACCCAATATCTGCCCCACCTGCTTAGCCCCTGAATCTAGGATCATCCCCGGCAATGGCTTACCCGTTGATCCCACCACAGCTCGCCTATCGTTTAAGGGCTTGCCGCTTGAGCGTGAAATGGGGCGTTGATCGCCAGTCTTAGCGCTCATTTGGTCTCAGGTGTGCGCATGACGTTGGATAGATCCGGATGATCCGGGCAATGAAAGCGGATGCCATTACCATCACTTGATCCCACCCCCATATCTTCCTTTACCGTCTCTTTCTCGTGGCCCTTGCGATTATCCGATCCTTTCATCGATTTCTTGTTGCCTTGATCTTTCTGGCTCATCTTCGGCTCCTTTGAAAGCATCGGTTTAGCATAATTACAAGCGCGTATCAATTACGGGTGAGGGTATTTCTTGATAGCAGGCCCCATATAGGCCAATTGAGAAAATAACGCTAAGTGCGATGATGATGCGCTTCACGGCTAGCCCTCTCCCTGACGTTCTGGACGTGGTTAATGACATCGGCATGGGTACGTACCACTACGACCTTTGCGCCTCGCCAATCGGCTTGGAAGCGCTTCTGTGAGGGTTTTAACTGCCCAGTGTCTGTTTTCACTTCCACAAGATCCGTATGAGCTGCCAAACCGACCAGCAAGTCAGGGCAGCCGAAGCCAACACCATGCAGGTCCACAACAGAACAATACAATTCCTCATACCACCCCTTGACCTCAGCGTGATTCGCATCAGGCCTACCCTGCGCGGCTGGATTTCGCATCGCTCTCACATCTTGCTAATGCTTCCGACAGCGTTACATCCTTAGCGAGTAAGGCCTTGCGCTGCTTCATGTTATACGCACTCCAGCCCTGTATTCCCCAGTAAATAGCATAGGGCTCGCAGCGAAAGACTAAGGGCGAATCGGCGTGAAACTGCATCATTCGGCCTGCTCGGAGCGAACCATCACGCAAGCTTCCTCAAAAGTAGCTGTCATCCAACCTATTGAGCGCATACAAAAATCTCTTGAATAGCCATATGAGAACGCAACCCACTCACCTTTGGTCAATTCATCTCGCTTAAAAATAAGCCATGCAGGAATTTCTACGCGTCCTTCCATCATGAATGGCGTTTTATCAATGTTCTCCCGAACCTCATATTGCATCACCTACAGTCCTCCGAGTTCTGCAGCTTCAATACCGCGGCCTCAAGATTTGAGACGCGCAGCTGTAGCTTCGCGATCTGTATCGATGCGCGTAAGTCGCGCTCGAGCTGGGAGGGGCGTTTCGGCTTAACCTTGCGGGTTGAATGCGCTTGCTTAGTCATTTGAAAGTAAATCCTTTGCTTTCGGAGAATGAACAGATTTCGAACAATCCTCAGAAGTCCATGGATATCTAGCCTCACCTACCCATTCACCGAACCAGCCTCCCTTACCGTCTGGCCAAGTGCGATACACAGGATTTGTTGCCATATTCGCCTTACCTGCGTCTATTTTCACTCCTTCCTGGCTTTTTCCGGCTAAGGCTTCAAACTCTTTTTTTTGCTCATCTTCGAGAAACTGCGAGCAAACCTGATAGATCCAACCAGCTTTCGGTGGCCAACTTATCCCTAGAATTGCTAACTGTTTTGCATTCCATCCTGAATGTCCGGTTCTGCTGTATTGATTCAGCCAAGTTCTAGTGATCTTAAACATATCCCCTCCCCCCTCCCGTTCTTAGAGCAAGACCCCCCCTCCCCCCACGCGCAGTCACGGTTTTCCGTGCCAAGGGGCTTGGACGAATCAGAGTTGAGCGGGAAAGGATGAGCGGTTAGTATGCGCGAAGGCATTCGCCCGGTTCCGATGCGGCTATCATCTGAATCGACGCCTCCTGACGCAAATCAGGGGGCGTTTTCATAATTAACATAGTTACATAGCGCATTCAAGCCCCATCACTATGGGATACAGCGACAAGGGATCGTTTCGCACTTTCGGCACATCGCTCCCTTCATAATCGTAACGTTCTCGTTATAGCCGCTGCCAACTCGGCAGAATTGAGATTTTCTGCGCTCCGCTTCTTCTCGTGGCATTCCGCACCATCGGCATTCTTGCTTATCCAATCTAAATGAATGAGGCTCGGACTGAGATGCCTTCATACCCTCACACGGCGGCGCACGATTCAGACGCTGACCATCCTTGACGTATATCGACTCGGGGAAGCCATCACTGGGGCTGATCACGGTCTTAGTCCAGCCACACTTACACTCATAGCGCTCGGTGTGGGTGTCGCGGTCCCGGATGGTCCATTTATGACGCATTGCGCTTGGCCAGTAATTGATACCACGCCCATATATTCCACGGACAGCCAAACTCCTCGATGATTAGCGCATCGATGCTCATAGAAGACACCGCTTGTCCTTGCTCAGATGGACAAACTTGTTGAATGGGGCCGCTGGGCCTCTCCACCAATTGCAACTCCGACATACTGGCTCTACTTCCAAAGGTTTTTCATAGTCTCGATGGTCATATCCAGAAGCTCTTTTACCGCAATCCACACAATGCAACGACCTTGGATCTGGCAAAAACCCAGCTAATTTCGCTTTAATTACAACCTGATTCGCTCTTGATCTAAAATTCAACGATTTCCACATGCATTTAATACAATAAAGATTAGGACCACATTTGCGGTTGTGTTCCTTTCCGCACGCAACGCACACTTTCATACCAATTCAGCTTCTTTGCAGCGCAACGCCTGCGCGATTCTGGTCAATGTGTTGGGCCTCGGGGTTGTGTGACCCTGTTCCCACTTTGATACATTCGCCTGACTCGTCCGCAATGCAGCAGCTAGTGCCGTCTGTGACATCTTCCGCTTGGTTCGCATCAAAGCCAGCTTTTCCATGGGTCCGAGTATGCCATAGCAAAATATCTATTGCAAATGCTATGGCGATATGGTTTACTCGCACCCATGGACACCAAAACTCAGCTTGCCAAAGGGCTATTGCGCCGGCAATCTTTCGCGTCTGCGCGAACAAGCGCGCTCCACACTGGAAACGAAAGGAGAGGCCGATGGTGAATGACAAGGAACTGGCGGCGATCATCGCGAGAAAGATATTCGAGGCTGGTAACAAAGCGTACCCGCTTTTACCGGTCGAGCGTATCCAATTTATGCACGGAAAGTTCAATGAGCATGGCGGTGGCGGCTTTGGAGAAGGGTCATTGGCAGACCTCATCGAGGGCGTTCTTCGTGAACATCGTAGCTACTGACTCAGCGAAGAAAATCAAAGGTGATGAATGAAATTGAAAGGCAACCGCCGACCAAATTGCTGCAGATGCGGCAAGAGAATTTGGACTGATTACTATCCGACTATCGTCGATGGTCCAGCGCATGAGGATTGCGAAAAGCTGGCCGAGCATGCGACTACGCGGTCAGTCACTCAGCCACAAACACCGCGTTCCAAGGGCAGTATATGACAAGTTCATTCCATTGCAAGTACCCGAATAATTGTGACTGCTGTCCGCCGAATAGAACGGCGTGGGCTATCAGGCTGGCTGGGATGCGGCCACAGCAAGAGCCATTGAGATTATCAATGAGCCGATCACCACAAAGGAGTTAGCAAAGTGACCCTCATCTACATCTGCCTCGAGTGTGGCAAGACCTGCGATCCTGATATCGAAGGTGCTGGCATCACTACTACCTATATTTGTCCCTTCTGCGGCGGTGAGTGCGATGAAAGTGAGACTGCACCGCAGTTCAAAGTGCCCGAGCACATCACAGTGCGTCCCGTGACAGTGCGACCGATGGACGAAAATATAGGCTACCGGCGCGACATGATTGAGGCAGGCCGTGGGCATTTACTCAAATGAGCGCCTGGGCTTCCTTACCCTGGTCATCCGCCCTGTGCTTTGTACTGGCCGGCGTAGTAGCTATTTGCGTGCTGTTCCTGCTGTGGGATAGCTGGTACCACCGTGAGCCTAGGCGCACCTATACGGACGGCAACGGCTTTAGGACGATCCACCACAGGCACTACAGAACGTGGAAAGAGAGGACGCCTGGTGGGCGCAACAAGAGTTAGACGAACGTTGGCAGAAGGAATGTATCGATGCAGCAAACAGAATCAATCGACAAGTTAGCGGAAGCCCTGGCAGCGGCTCAAGGGGAGATCACGGGGGCTTTGAAGGACTCTGCGAATCCTTTTTTCAAGTCGAAGTACGCGGATCTGGCGAGCTGCTGGGATGCGTGCCGCAGTTCGTTATCGAAGAATGGCTTGGCAGTAGTGCAAGCCCCGACAACGGAAGCGGGCGAGACTTATCTGGTGACGATCTTAATGCATTCCTCGGGGCAGTCAGTGCGTTCTAGCCTGAAGGTTCAGCCTGCGAAGGAGGACATGCAGGCGCTAGGCTCTGCCTTGACCTATGCGCGTCGCTACGCCTTGGCAGCCATGGTGGGTATCGCCCAGGTCGATGACGATGGGAACGCAGCTTCTGGGCGCGCTAATGCGGAAATACACAGCCCTAAGGGGGATATGGGCAAGCAGATTCACCCGGATCAGGCTTTCGCGACCGCAGCGGCTATGCGCGACATCCTGGAAGCCGACTATCAGGAAGATGTGCGCTGCATCAAGGTGGCCGACAAGCACGATATCCTGAACAAAGACCCTGACCTGTATGTCGCTGCCGCCGATCAGTTGAAAGCATCCGAGCGGGCGGCATGGAAAAAGTACGTGGCGCTGGCGAAGGTTAAGGATGCGGCAGAGCCGCCAGGGCGCAGGTTTTGAGCGAGCCGATTACACAAGATCGGATGGAAAAGGCGATGGCATACCTTGCCGAGACCGATGACGCTTACGCCGAGTATATGGCCTCTAAGTTGCGCTGCGAGATATTGGTTAAAAGGGTCCGTGCTAGGGCTTTTCTCAGTGCAGACGGCTCTGTGGAGGTTCGCAAGGCCAAGGCTGAGGTGAACCCGGAAGTGGATGAGGCAGATAAGTATCTCGTGGAGGCCGTCTTGTATCTTGAAGGGTTGAAGGCCAAGCGCAGCCGTGCCGAGATAGTGATTGATGTTTGGCGGTCGATTAACGCGAGTCAGAGGAAGTCATGAGCGCTCAATTCGATGGTGAAACCTTTGATCCGGTCCTAGACGGTGCGCGTCTCTCAAGCCAGTTACAGCGTGTCAAAGCCCTGATGAGCGATGGCCGCTGGCACTCGTTGCGCTATATCTCCGATACGGTTGGAGGTAGTGAGGCAAGTGTCAGTGCGAGAATCCGCGATTGCCGAAAGCTTAAGTTTGGCGGCCATACGGTCGATCGTATGCGGATGAAGGAAGGGTTGTGGGTATATCGACTAAAACTAGATGAGCCGATGCAGTTGGGGCTGGTATGAAACCCATTGTTCGCATCATCGACGGTAAGCCTTATGTTTTGGTTGAAGCTGTGGGCGGTAAGTACCGGCCTGAACTGCTCTTCTGGAGACGCGTGGATAACAAGTTTTGGGCGCTGCTTGAGGATATGAAAAGGCTTGGTGGGACATGAGATTTCTATATCACTCCTGGCAATTTCCACCGGCGCCCACGCCAAAACAAAAACTATGCGGCTGGATCAAGCGTCGAGATGCGAAGACCATTGAGTGCTACCTGCGTATTGGACGGCAAATGCATTTACTTATTATATTGATCAGCACTGGGAATAGATTGTGAGTGTACAAATAAACAGGAGACTTGAAATGGCATATGGTGAAAATCAGGCTTCGGCCAGCAACGCTTTGTCGCCTCCGCAGCCTCGGCTCATCCAGCTCACGGATCGCAACATGTCGATCCTGAAAGACACGCACGAGCTTTATGTGCGGCTTGCCACATTGGCGGATCGTTTGGTGGGGCCGGCCCCCGAAGTAGCCGAGAAGGACGGTGCAGAGCCGCAGCCTTCAGCAACCGTGTCTAACCTGGAATCTCAAGCTGCCAATCACGAGAAGCTGCTGCGCAAGATGCGCAATGTCGCGAACCGCTTAGAGACGATGTGACATCTAAGATAAAAGAGGGATAGCCATGGACCATCAGAAATGCCTTGAAGACGCCGCGAAATTGGTCGCGTGGTGCAACACGAACGGCCAACCGGATAAGCCGATAACGTTTCCGGCCGCCATGAAGAAGCGCGTGACCGTCGATGCCGAAGGCAAGTGGTCCGGTCATCCGGTGCGCTTTCTCGATCCGCCACAGTCTGCAAAGGGAGCGGAGCGTTGATCCAAGTCGCTGCATTGTTCGTGCAAACTGACGGTGCTTACTTTGGCGTGCCTGGTGTAGATCCATGGGATGAGCCTCGAGACGCCAAGCAATATCGCGGCCCCCATCCAGTGGTTGCTCACCCTGATTGCTCTAGATGGTGCCAGCTCGCGTACATCAACCAAAAGAGATACGACCATAAGGTGGGCGATGATGGTGGGGTATTTGGCTTTGCTTTGACCGCCGTACGTTGCCAAGGCGGCGTGCTTGAACATCCGGCATTCAGCTATGCGTGGCCCGCTTTTGGCCTGCAAAGACCGCCTCGCGCGGAGTGGCAGCAGTGCGAAGAAACGGCATGGGTGTGCCAAGTGTCTCAAGCAGCTTACGGGCATCGGGCTCGCAAGTTGACCTGGTTATATTATGTGGGCGGGCGGCCTCCTTTCCCGCTTCGTTGGACAGTTCCAGAGCCTACAGCGCAAGTTTCGTTCTGCAAGAATCATGGAAACTCGCCTCTCCCACGGCTGAGCAAAAAAGAAGCCAAGGCAACACCGCCGGCATTCCGGGACATGTTAATTGATCTCGCGAGGTGGTCACGTGGTTAACAAGTACGGCATCTTAGGAGAATTTAATCCCAGGTCAGGCGCGGTGTTCGTAGGGCTTTCCGATTTCCTCTTGGTGGAGGCAAATCTCGCCAAAAGCTTTGCCCGCATAGGCGAACTTGAAGCGATCATTCAGCACTGGAAAGAACGAGCTGCTATAGCCGAGGCCGCTTTACGTGAGGTGATTGCAGCCGGTGATACGGACGGCTCAGCCAAGAAAATGTACTTTGCTGCTCGCAAAGTGATTGGGCCAGAAGGCTCTACCTCGCAAAGAGAGGTGAAGTAATGGACTCAAAGACGATGAACATCCGGGCCTATAGCCTCTCGGACGTGTCCATGTTCCTTGGTTGGGTGTGCGTGGAGTTACCCGAACTGCACAACCTGGAATGCCCAAAGCTCTTGGAGGCTTGGTACAAATACTGTGCGCAGATGGGCATACCGTCAGCTTTGGAAACGGGAGCGGAACCTAGCATCGGGCCGCGGTTGAGCCAGAACCGCAAGACTACAAGGTTCAATGCCGCTGTGGCTGGATGGGCAGCGTCTCGGCTTTGAGGTCTTTGCCAGAATTTAAAATGGGTTGCCCCTATTGCAGCACCGAGTTCGTGCCGCTCAACAAAATGACCTTTCCGGTGAAGTCATGACCGAACGTTGTTGCATCTGCATGCGCAGTGTCGAGGAGGATCGGGTCATCTTGATCCAATTCCCGAAAGGGCCGAAAGCGCGCCATGAACACTTCCGCGAGGCCGTGGCGCAAAGCGATTGCGTCCAACCGACCGAAGGCGAATGGCAAGAGATTACACGCAGGCTCATCTTCGAATTAGAGGATTTGGCTACTGAGAACCGAGGGGGAAAGCCGTGAAAGTACTTGTATGCGGTGGGCGCGACTATGACGACCAAATGCATGTGTACATCAACCTGGATCGTATCCACGCTGATACGCCAATCAGGTACCTACTTAACGGTGGCGCTACGGGCGCTGATTCGCTCGGAAAGCGGTGGGCACAAAATCGCGGAGTTCAGCCTGTTACTTGCGACGCTTTGTGGGATTTCTGGGGAAGAATGAACAATAAGCGGCGGGCAGGTCCAGAGAGAAATGCAGCAATGCTTGGATTAGGGCCCGACCTTGTCGTGGCGTTCCCAGGTGGAAGCGGTACAGCCGGTATGGTCAGGTTGGCCAAAGCTGCAGGCGTCGAGGTAATTGAATGCTTGGCTTCGAGTGACGAGGTGAAGTAATGGACACTTGCGCAACGTGCAGTCATTGGTCTGGTGAGGCGCAAGCGGACCTCGCGCAGTGCCGTCGTCACTCACCTGCGATAGGCCCAATGGGCGGCCTATGGCCTCTCACGGGGCGAAACGATTGGTGCGGTGATCATACGGTTCTCGCCAGCCGTCCGCGGCCGCAACCGTTCACTAATACATCCAAAGGTGTCGAATGAACTATTGCGTTCGCATCACGGGACCGGGAATAGATCATTCGGTATTGATTGCCGATCTGGATGACTTCGAGGTCTTGAATGCGATTATCGCCAAGATCCGGCGCTACGTGGCGAACGATATTAATTGCGGGGAGTTACTGACATCCATGGATACAGCCAATTTCATCCAATCATCAGCCGTCAATCCAGAGGCGAATGCAAAATGAAGTACCCGAGCGCCCCGCGAGCCCGCATCGCCACTCTAGAAGAATTTAGAAACAGGCTGGCACGATTGGCCGTTGGCGCGATGGGTCGCGCAGGAAGTCCTTACCGGGCTGGATATATGCAGGCACTCCGCGACGCTGGCGTCGATGTGTTTCATGTTAGAGCGCGGATTGGCGGCTACGAAACTAATACAGGTGGAGACCATGGTTAACGCTGTTTGCGATCACGGAATCCCGTTAACGGTTACTTGCGGCCATTGTCTGGCGGCTGGCCGGAATGCTGACTTGGATGCGGCGCTGCGAAAGTACGGACAGCATCTTTCCGATTGCCATGGGTTGCTATATCACGGCAGGCATCACCCATACGGAGACTGCTCGTGCGGTTTTAATGCGGCCGCAATCGAATGTGGCTTGAGGCCGGCATCACAGTCCGGTCGATGGAGGAGTGAATGAACGTTAACCGAGCGACTGACAACCCCGGCGGCATGGAGTGTGAAGACTGCGGTGTAATTTTCGTGGGTTCGCTTACACATGCGCTGTGTAACTTATGCCATGCCAAAATGCTACTGGCACGTCCAGAGAACGCAGACCTTGAGAAGCGTGTCAGAGAGCTTGAATCAATGATCAACAAGCTGCTGGCGTTCTCTACTCCAAGCTACGACCGCCCGGAGGCAGCCGAAGTGTATTGCGAAGGATTCAAAATGATCTTTGGAGAATACCCGGCAGCGTGGGCAAAACTTAAAGCGCAGCGATGCTCTACTGTCGATGGAGAAACGAAGTAATGAGTAGCCAACTGGAGAAGGATCTGCGCGAATATATGGCGCCGGATGACGATTACGAAGACCGTGGAACCATACGGGAGCTTATGGTCGCTGGTGCGGATCGCATCCGAGAACTTGAAGACGCTCTCTACGAAGCCAGAAATGAGAAAAGCTATGTCGGCGGACAGGAAGGCATAAAGGCCGACGGATTTAAGGGAAAAATCCTCTGCTCAACGGTTGACGGTGACGGTGGTTCCGGCATTTCGCTCTCGCTAGAGAATGGTGAGTTTTTGGAAGGTGTGGCATTTACCATCCTTGGTGCTCATCAGCTAAGAGAATGGCTAAATATTGTAGTGCCGGGCTCTCCTGCCAGCGGAGGCGCTGACGGCCTTGGCGACTTGCGCTGTTCAAAATGCGGACGCTACCACTACGAGGGCCGTGTCGAATGCTCCGTTCCTGACACCGCAGCGGAGCCGAAGTGAACGCTAAGCGATTCGTCGAAGCCGCGCAGAACGCCCAAACATCGATCCGGCTGGCCGAACTGCTACACCTGTCGGATGCCAGAGTCAAACAGTTAGAGGCGTCGGTGCGCGAGATAGGTCAAGAAGTGGCCTTCGTGGGCTGCGAAGGTGCGGACGAGGCTGTTTGCATCGAGACCATGCGCGCCAAAGAGGATTGGTGTCCCTACTGCCGCATTGGCGCCATAGTTCGAGACTCACAATCTGATGCCGCAGGAGACGCAAATGGATGATGAGGACAAAATGTTAGATCTTGAGGCCCAGGTACACGCATTAACGATTGCGTTCGACGCAGCCGACGAAGTTATTATGCGGGCACGTCGTCTCATTGAGGAAATCACTAGCCGTCATGAAATACATTATGACACTCTACATAATTTCCTTGACGAAACAGTGGAATGGATAAGGAACAAGGAGCAACAGTCATGAATGACGATATCGACCTAACACCAGTCGAGGACATAAAACCCAAAGAATACCCTCTAGCCGCAGTATTCTGGGCTTTAGTTATCTTGGTATTGGTTACCTTTGGGCGTTTTGCCTTTGCCGACACGGTTACGTATCAGTCACAAACGCTCGCCGGCTCTGCCAGCACGCTCGTCGGGCAGACGGTTGAGAACTCATCGCCTATTAACGATAGCTATATCGTCACTATGACGGTCTCGGGACCTCTCTCGCCAAACTTGAACATGGCCATGATCACGCCTCAATCCTGGAGCGTGGTCTGTCAGAACTGCCTAGAGGCTCTTTCCTCTAGCCCAGCACAGCCCGCGTTGCCTACGGTCTTGATGATTGCAACGACAGCGGTGTTTATGTTCTCAACCGACGCAACAGGGAAGATCACAGCTTGGAACTTTGCCATATCTGGCAATTCCACAGTCTCCGTTTATGGCGAGCTGGCATCTACTTGGGGCGGTTCGTTCAACTCCAATATTACCGATGTTGGTACATCCTCAGAGTGGGTGCTTACTCAGTATCGAGTGCTGACTTCGGGGCCATTGGGTACATGGACTCAAAGCTCCCTATCGAATCCGCCAGTAGCGCCTCCGACCAGCAACGTCCTAGCGCGTACCTGCAATTCCACCTGGGCCACGCCTAACAACAATGTCCCCGCGGGACTCACGCCCAACGCCAACGGCTCAGGTATGAACTGCCGTATGCCGTCGCAGTATCCGCCGAGCTGGTACATCAAGATCACGACCGATGGCGGTAAGACCTACGAATTTGTTCAACTCAGTACGCTGGGACTAGGGAATTGATAATGAAAAAGAAGGCTATATCAAAGCGTCGCGAAACCAGTATTAGACGCGAAATGATGCAAATGCGTCAGCAATGTAAATATGCAGTTCAGCAGTGCCAATTAATCTCTTCTAGACAACAACTTCTAGAACAGGAGCATAAGCGCATAAGCGAAAATCTAAAATATCTAGGACGCAGCATTCAAGCTATATTTACGCCGCTTATACAAGAACAAGGCGCAAGAGGCCCTTAAAGCGAAAGAGTCTTAACTTGAGCGCCGGAACTCTGTAATTCCGGCTTCAATAGCTCTTTATCGATCTTATGCAAGATCCTGCCATCCTGCTTTAGCACATGCAGAATCTCCTTTAGGAGACCTAAGATGTGATATTCGGCATCGCTCACGGTGTAAGAGTTACAACCGTTGCGCCACTGGATTGCAGCACCGTGCCGCCAGTACCACTGGTCGTATAGGGCACATTCGTTGCTGTACCAATAACCTTACCGGTGGTGTCGGTATCGGTCAGCACGATAGAGCCTGCACCAGCCGCCACAGTGGCAGTGGGGATGAAACCTACCGGTACTTCTGTGCCAGTGAGGGTGAATGACTGCGCAGCACCTGCTGAGTCTGTGAGCGCTACGGTCGTTGTGGCGCGGGTAACGCCAGAGGGGACAGCGGGACCTGCAAACAGGACTTGAATTGAAATCGTTGACATGAGAGTTCCTTTAGATGATTGAGGGACTAACCCCGAGGATTTCTCGGAGGATTTTTGGGATTCGGGGCCGGAGCTGGAGCTGGAGCTGGAGCCGGGGGTTGTGGAGGCGTCGGCAGCGGCGGCTCATATGGGTTGTGCCGTGGCGGATTCGGGTCATCCGGGTTCCAAGGATTGTTGGGATTGGCCATAACTATCCTCCAAGTAAGGTTTCTATCGGACCAGAGTAATACGCCTGCCATATGACAAATACAATCGGACTATGCCGCATAGTGCGCTTGGAGGGTATCCATCAGGAAGGGTCCCCATGCGGCTAGTTTGGTGAAAAAGTCGCTATGCCCAGAGACGATGGGCATACCAACCTTTACCCCACAGTTGTAATTGGTGACTAGAGGGTCGGTTCCCAAATAGCCGCTGTGCCCCAATTCGCCCCACGATGGATCATCGATGCCGAGTTGTGCTCCTATCTTTGCAGCCTCTGTGATCGTATCCCCAGCGTTCCAATAAACATCAATCCAGCCGCACCCCGATGGGCGTCCAAAGTGGGAATTAAGAGCACCATTGATGAAAATAGCCCCTGCCACTTTCACACCTTGGCTCATCAAGTCGTAGGCAATAGCGCAGCCGTTTGAATGACAGATAAAGATATCTTGAGGGTTCACATACGGTTTTAAAGTACCCACCACCGCAGGGTTAATCTGGCAAGTTTCTACCCCTAATATGTATCCATAGTCCGGGTATTTTATCGAGTAGGGAGCAAGATACGGGATCAACCCCTCAATCGGTGAGGGGCCAGCGGTATGAATTCCGTGCAATAAATGAATCACTTAAGCGCAGGCGCCAATCCCTGCAGCTTCGTGATAAGTCCTCCTATCTTGGAATTAACATCCGCCTGCACCACTCCGGCCTCGCCTACTGCAAGCTGGGGAAGAAGCAGTTGCAGTTCTCCTGTCAATATCGCCACAGCCGGCCCTACCCGCAAGGGTATCTGCAACGGGTCTCCGGTGAGAATCGTGTTAAGAGCAGTCTGAAGTTCCTGCAACGCCTTGATCAGCGTAGGGGCTGCAGCGGTAAGAATGGGATTCGGAGTACTCATTTCAATTCATCCTTTGATGGTGGAGGAGGGGGAGTTGGGGAGCGCTTAATCTGCGCTAAAATCGCAATTAAAATCATCTGGCCGATGAGAATATAGTGGAAAACATCGTGGGCTACCACGGTCGGATCAAGGGTAATCGCTGCGAAAATAGATGAAAGGATCGAGAGTATCGTGATCGCATGGGCCCAGATGAATACAAGCGTGACACGAAGGCCGCGACAGAAGTTCCACCATGAGACCCACCAGATATAACGGAGTCCGAAGTTAGGTGGAACTGGCGGGGTTTCCTCCTCTAAAGGTTCCATTAGTGAATCCTTGATATAAAGCCGAAAATAAGTGCTATATTCGCAAGCACAGAAATAACCAGTCCCACCATAACCCAACTTTGATTCGCTCCTACTCCACGCTCATCACGCGAATCAACACGCTTAGTTAAGGCTGTAATCTTTTCCTCTACGCTTTTCATACTCTGTTCGGCCTCAGCTCGTGGCATTTGCAGCCGTGATGAATCAGACAGCGCTGCACGAAACTCGTTAACCGAATCAAAGCGCTTCTCGCTCGCCAGTTCGGCTTTGCCAACAGCACGGTCGGCGGCGGCAAGGGCGGCGGTTACTGCCTTCTCCTGCGCATCGAAACGGATATCGACGTACTCGCGCAGTGAAATCAGCGTGTTGTGCGTCGCCCTTTCGTTGGCCATCGATCACCTAGTGAGGGCCACTAAAGCCGTGTCCGTGCCAGATACCAGAGGTTTGTGATACGAATATCAGCAACCCAATTAGAAGGGCTATACCGATAATTGCCCAAACGACTGCCTGAAAAGGTGGTGGCACTACTGGCATGATGAGGTACTTAATGATCGCAAAGGCAATCGACAGTACGACAACCACTATCAAAAACCAGATTATCCATGAGAAATCCATGTCCTTCTCCTACGTGATTTTCAAAGCATCCGAGACTAATGTGTCAGGCGTACAGTTTAACCCCTGGCACAAGAAATCAAGATACGCATTACTGTCGTT